GTTGGTCAGGTTCTCGTGCAAAAAGCTGAAAAATCCTTCTCGCTTCATGCCCATAGAGATTCAGTCCAGTATCAGCATTATATAAACGTCCAAATAGCCTTGAAACTTCAGCAGCCTGAGTCATATTGAATATTATAGTATCTCCTCCCGATGATGTACGCTGAATAGGGACAGATTCTGGAGATACAGGAATAATGTTATTTGCTCCTGTCCCACCATATGTAACCCCATCGTATGATACAGTTAATTCATCATATGATTCAGATGCTCCTTGCCCTAAATTTAATTCTAATCTCCAATTATGGTTTGTTATTATTTGCATAGAAAAACTTCCGCTATCTGGGCTATCTCCATAACCAAGTGAAACATACCAATAATCCCCATGTTCCCAAAGATAAATCAAAAAATCGTCTATAGGGTCTAAACTTCCATCTGGGGAAGAAAGAAAAATACCACAATCTCCATCATAATTTATTAAAGTTCCCTCGGGATAACCATAATCTATATCAATAACACGAATTGAATGATTTACAACGTTAGAAGGATTCCCTTCTGGGTCTGTTACCTGAAGTGAAACAGGATAGGTTGCCCCCTCGGGTGTTGATTGTGCTGGTGCTGTGAAGGTTGGCTTTTCAGGGTCTTGTAGGTCTAATACTATATTATCCGATATATCCCAATAATAATCAAGTCCCCCTCCTTCAGGGTCAAAACTATTGCTTCCATCAAGTGTTACCAAAGTCAATTCTGGAATTGATGTTGGTGCAGAGATTACTGCAATCGGGGCAACGTTTGTTAAATTGGTTGTCAAATTGTGCAGTTGAATCAAGTCCAATGTAACACTATCAAGGGATTTTGAAACCCCCATCACCATCCAGTACGGAAGGATTTCCTGACCGTTGCGAATTACAGGGGGATTATTTTGTCTGTATTCCAATGAATAATCTTCTCCATAAGCCTTTCTACCGTTTAAAAGAGTTGGAAAAGTGGTTATGTCCCCCACCTCTGCAAATAAATAAGACAAAAAAAGTTTAACTTTACAAGTATTATGTTGATTACAATACCAAGCCAAAAGGAATTGTTGTAGTTTGACTATTGTTTCCTCATAAGGACTTGGCGTACCTTGATGCCGAATATATTTCACCTCAATAGGATCATCTCCCTGCTCACCTTCAATCCCATAATATGAATTATCATAACCAGAACCAGCATCTTCAAAATAATCGGAAGCAGTCTGTTCAATACCAAGCGATTCTGTGGATTTCACAAATTCATCCGTAGCGTAATCATAATGGTAAAGAAGGATTACTTTGGTTTTTATATCTTCAATCTTGGTTCTGTCGAATTTATACGAAATTACATCCGAATCTTTTATCTGGAAATCCGCATCGCCACTTTCATAAACATCCTTCAGGGAGTTAAAAGAAAGTTTATCACCTTTAAAAAATGGGAATAGCCTTGATTCTTTGGCGATATTCTCAACCAGCTTCTTGCTGTTGATTTTCTTATGAACTGAGAACGCCATCTCCCAGCCTTCATGATTATCTCTTGCCCTTCCTAATCCAGTTAGCCCATTCGTTTCTGTTGTATCAATAACATCATGCCCTTTTTCAAGTTCCTCACCAACTATGTGATGGATTATGTCTGGTGGCTTAACAATCATTCGTAAGCCCCATTATTCCTGCCATTGACAGTTGCATAATAACCATATTTTAATATATCGTCTAATAATACATAATGCTCTACATAAAGATCAATAACCTCTAACTGGGCGACACAAATCCCCTTTTGATATCCATCATCTGTCGCAGTAGGAAGCCATCTGAAATAAAAGAGCAATTCTGATACATTTTGAACATCAAGACCTTCGCTTACGTAGTTATCTCCCGGTAAACTGCCTTGAGGAGAAGAAGCGGTATAGTTAGGGTCAATATTATTAAAGGTAGGCTGAGCGTCAAATATGAAATCCGGGTTTGCTTCAGTTCCATCTGTTTGGTTTTGGAAATCCTCCAAATAATCATAATCACCAACTGTGTTTCCCCCAAGCCTTATTCTGAAATCGCCTTTAGAACCATACCAGTTAGTTTTATTATAAGATGATGCTTTGAATATTGCTCTAATTTTTCCTACATGATCGCTATAACTGGAACTACTTAAAACAGGCATTGTCATTACACACCCTACAATCCCAGCTTCAAGAATTAAATCAGGACTCGCAGGTCTGTCCCATGTAATATCTGAGCTCCCTTCTGGATCGGCTAAACTTTGCCCACCCCAATCGATACCGAGATCTTCTACAAAACACGTTCCGTAGATGCGAAATAATCCCTCATCTTCTGTATAAACTGCTGTGGTTTCTGGAATTGTTGAGTAATAAGCATCATAGGCTACAAAATCGCCAATACCTTTTGATTTTAATCCTGTTAATGGTTTTACAACAGATGGGCTAACTTTTTCAAATCCTATAATATGGTTATCAGCGATGGCATTGGTAGGAATGGCATCATCATCATTGTCCCCATCACTATCTTCATAGCTTGGAAGCAAAGTAATTATATTGTCCAAAACTGAATACTGTTCTCCATCCCCATACAATGGATTTTCATCTTCATCTTTAAAAACAGAACCGACTTCTGTTTTTCTGATATTAACATAAGCATTATTATATAAATACAACGGATCATTCTCTGGCAAGACTACTGTATCATCGCTATCTGTATATATATTGATTTCATCAAAGGACGTTAATTCTTCGCCAAGAGATGATATTTCAGCTATAACACAAGGGCTTTTGTCAACATATCCATAGACCATAGGGTAGGGTTTATTTCTGTATTTATCTGGTATTGTAACCCCATCGCCCAACCTTGCAACAGGCACATCCTTATGTAAATCTTTTTGTGAGGAATCTTCCAACTGAAGTGTACATTTTTCATCATCATGTGAAACACGTCTGATAATTGCATTGTAAATATTCAAACAGTCATCAATCGTAGTCCCAGATTGGCTTTTCCAGTATATATCCACCCTTGCATTAATAATGTAATTGCCATCAGAATCTATTAACGAATCTGAAAAGATACTTCCATCCACTTCATAATTACTTACAGAAAGCGTACTGTTGGAAATCTTGTACTTGCGATTTTCAAAATCCATTGATTCTTTAACAGAAGGAATATTTAAAAGAATTGGATTATAATAATTACCATCAAAGTTTATGCTTCCAGTTGATATATAGATTTTATCCCCATTTAATTGAGTAATCTGAACCAATGTGGTTAGATTAAGATTCTGTCCTTGAATATCGCTTTCAAAGTTTGGCGGTAGGGATATCATGAAATACCTATGTCAGCCCCACGCCTGATAGCTTCTTTGATTTGTGGAATTATCGTTTGTTCCGTATAATCTTCACTCATCACCGGGGAATTGAATGTTATATTTACCCCGCCAGCACTAAACCCCGGATCACCGCCTAATGGCTCAACAGTTACCCTTTCCCTACCTGAAGGATTATCACCAACAACAATAGCTTCCGCACCGCTTGTTACAAATTGACCGCCCTGGGCAAAAGAAGATAACCCCTGATCTATCGCCTTACTTGCTATCGCCCCTGCACCCGCAGCCAGTATTAAATTAAAAGGGAAAGGAACTGTTTTGAATATAGATGAAATTAGCCCTGCAACAGCTTCCATTGATTCAGCCCTTACAACCGCTTTCATAGCATCTTCTGCTGAACCTTGAACTAAAGCAGCCTGTTTTAATTCATCTATTAATATTTTCTTTTTATCGCCAGCAATCTTTTTCTGTATTTCTGCATTGGCTTCCCTTTGTGCTGCTAATTCTTTTTCTGTGAACAGTACATCACCAAGCATTTCATCTTCTTCACTTTCATCTTGGAGTGCTGCTAATCTTGAAAATTCTTCCCTACGTGCTACGTTTGCATCAATTATTTCCTGTAATCTGTTAAGTTCAGCCTGTCCAGCCTGATCAAGTTCAAAGAAGTTCCCACCTCTTGCAAGGGCAAGTTGTTCTTCTAATTCAGCTATTGTTTCCGCTTTTTCTGTTACTTTTCCTTTTATTATTAATCCATCACGTTCAGAAGTAATAGACATTTTTCTTGCTTCAGCTAATTTTGCTTCAATTACTAAAATACGTTCGTCCGTATCAACTATGCCTTCAAGTACAGTATTCGATAGCCTTAGTTGTGTAATATATTCCGCTACCGCTTCAGCAGCACCCTTAAAACCTTCTGCCATTTTTACAACTACTGGTGCAAGTAGATCACCAACAGCAATAGACGCATCACTTACAGCGGTTTTCATTTGGCTGATTTTATCAGCAGTTGTTAGTTGTTCTGCACCTAAACTTTTTACAAGTTTATTTGCTTCCTTCATAGCTTCATTTACAAATGCCTGTTTTCTTTCCATGTCTGTTAATTCTGAAACGCTTTTATGAAGTTCGGCAGCATATCGCTTGTAGGCATCTTCAGCTTTTACCATAATTCCCAAATTGTCTAACATTAATTTTGATTGCCTACCCATACCAGTAACCAGGGATTCAATACCAAATGCTGCATCTTTTCCAAGTGCTTGTGCCAATCTTTGGGCTGTATCAAACATTTTTGCCATTTGGTCATCAGATTCAAATATTCCAAGCAACATCGCATTATTCGCCTGTTTCATTAAGTCCATAGAACTCATCGTGCCATCTGTTGCTTTTTTTAATTTGTCAAAAGTTTGTGATGTAAACTCTGCTGATTTTGTTAAATTGTCAAACCCACGCTGCAAACCTTCCATTTTGGATGACAATTCAATAGCCTTTGTTAATCCACTAATAATACCTTGAGCAGCAAAGAAAGCCCCACCAGCAGCAAGTGCTTTTTTCCCAAGTGAACCCATCGCTTTTTCAACACCACCAAGTTCCCTTTTAGCCTTCTTAGCCCCTTTAGTTTGTACCTTAATATTTAATTTTTTATCAGCCATTCTTTTGCCTTTGATGTTTGGAACAATTATTAATTTCGGTTTCTATGGTATTGAAACAATCAAGCATCCAAGCAGACGCTTCATCAAGATTATTTGCCAACGGAATGTTGAATTTCTTGCAGGAATTGTAATCTTCTAACATTTCCCAGCACCATTCAGGAATGATACTATTAGGATCACAAAAAAGGGGAAGCTGATAAAACAAAGATTGACCAGCACCATATTTCTGAGTCCCCGGTTCTGCCAAAATTCTTTCAACTTCTTCAAGTAAATCATTTTCTCCCTTGTATTCAATACGTTTAACAAGCGTAGGCGATTGAGCCGAATAAGGGAGGGACTTATTAAAGCTGCTTAGTCCGTAGAAGGAAAACCAAACAGCTACTCTCAACCGCCAGTCTGTTTTCCCAAGTCGATCCCCATGTATGCACAGACAACAGACACAAGAACCTCATCCTCCTGTAATGCTGAAAGCCCTTTTAGCGATTCATCAATATTCTTGAATGCAATCTTCCCAAACTCATCACAAAGATCATGCAGTTCATCAGAATCCTGATTAGCAAACGCCTTCTTGACTTTCTTTAAATGCTTCCTTCGTTCTGCCCTTGTAATATCCCGGCATTCAAATTCACCATTTTTAGTGTTAACTATCATAACCCTCCCCTGCTTTATTTTACCAAACTGTTACTGCTTCATTTTTAAATGTAGTAATCTTAAATGCTTCGGTTGAACTATTCTGAACACATTCAAAAGCAAGTGTATGGAATATTCCACTTTCAGATATATCCTGCCCCGGATCGCCTGTATACTGAATTTCAGCAGCAATATTACATTCACCTTCAGATGATACTGTTCCATCACCAATATTTATAGCTAAAGAAAGCGTATCACCATCAAGAAAATCCTGAATGACATTATTGGCTGCACCATAATCAAATTCATCATCCCATTTAATTGATAAATCACCAGTAACTACATATTCAGGGAATACGTATGCTTCGGCATTTCCATTGGTATCAAATCCAACCCGGTTAACTCCATTTGCAATATTAAAAGTGAATGACTTCATTATGAATGTCTGGGTTGCATTCCCTTCAACATCCAATGTTCTCGTATCTGCATCCAGAACATTAAAATAAGTTGCTTCCCTTGCTACCCAAGTTCCCGCCATATCCACTTCCAAAGCTGTTGTTGTAGTAATAGGGCT